GAACTATGACCTTAGAAAGCGCAACACCCTTGCAATGGCAGAGGTCAAAGAGTTTATATCAACTTGGTTCGGAGCAATCCGAAACCTAATGGATGCAATGCCCTCCTCCCTTTCAGCCCGAGCCAATCCCTCAGACCCGGAGTGTGCAAAGGTGGCCATCCAAGAAGGGGTAGATCAAATCTTTATCACCATCCAAAAAGCAGAGGGAGAGTTCAAATGATATTAGTATTAAAAATAGCCTTGGGGATAGTGCTAGGAATCGTTCTAATCAATGTGGCCTTCTGGGGCTTCATCATCCTAGCCTATCTGATCGTCACCCTGTTCGAGTGTATTGGGAAGTGGATTAACAAGTGAACGAGTGCTTCTTGCTTTTGCTGGTTGCCATATCAATCCTCGGCCTTAGCCTTTCTTCCTTCGACGAATGAAACGCTCCCCACTAAAACGCAAGACCCCGCTACGCCGAGTCTCCAAGAAAAGGAAGTTGCAGAACGATGTGTATAAGGAAGCGAGAGAGCAGTTCTTAACCCTCAACCCTCTCTGCCAAGTATGTTCAAGCGTAGCCAGCCAAGTTCACCACAGGCGGGGGAGATTCGGGGACAGGCTCAATGAGGTGGAGTTCTTCTTGGCGGTGTGCTTTGATTGCCACCATAAGATTCACATGAATCCGAAATGGGCTTACGAAAAGAGCCTTATGGTGAGGAGATAAAAACCTTGACGCTTTAAGAAATGTTTGATAAAAGTTTGAGATGAAATCCTTAATATCGGAACATATAGCCGAAATAAACAAGTTGCCCCTAGACAAAAAAATTGAGGCAATTAACGAACTCAGAATCAAATTACACTCAATAAGCCCATTTGCTACTGAACCAGTAGATTGTGTTATTTGGGTTAAATCTGAAGATGTTCATGCAAATGATTACAACCCAAACAGCGTTGCACCTCCGGAAATGGAGCTTCTTAAAAAATCAATTTCTTCCGATGGCTACACTCAACCGATTGTGGCAATGCCAGACGAAAATGGAAAATACGAAGTAATAGACGGATTCCATAGGCATCGGTGTGGCAAGGAAGATTTAGACATTCAAAAAAGAATCAATGGCTATCTGCCCCTAGTACGCATAAGGAGCGACAGAACAGATAAAACAGACAGAATGGCGGCAACGATAAGACACAATAGAGCCAGAGGGAAACACCGGGTGGAGGCAATGTCCGATATTGTGGTTGACCTTAAAAAAAGGAATTGGTCAGACGATAGAATAAGCAGGGAGCTTGGAATGGAGGCAGACGAAGTTTTAAGGCTATGTCAATTAAGCGGACTATCAGAACTATTCAATGATCAAGAGTTCTCGCAATCGTGGGATATTGACGAAAACAAGGACGAGTTTATTGCCCTAGAAGAAGCCGAGAATCTTTCATGAATAGAATATATCATCCTTGGAATAAGTGGGAATGTTTTAAGGCTGGATTCTATAATAACAAACCTCAAAACGACACGATTGACGACGATCAATGCAAGCAAGAATACGCTGATTTTCTCAAAAATACAAAGCATTTTGAGTCCACATTGGGTCGTGTAATTATTGAGTGGCCTAACTCTTGCGAGCACAACCTTAGCAATGAAAGCATGAACAGAATAGCGTGGCTAGGGCAAGCGTGTCTTTGTTATGAAAAACAAATACCTTCTGTTTACAGGGGGGGATTTAATCTGCTTACAAAGGAACAACAGCTAGCGGCCAATATGTCGGCATTAAAGTATCTAAACAAATGGCTGGAATCTAAAAACGAAAAGACAGCAACACTTAAAGAGGCTGAATCGAGAAAGGACGAGGAACTAAACTAATGGCCACAAACAAAAAATACAGCGCAGAGAGCGTTCTAGAGGCGGCAAGAAAAAGAATTAGCTATTCATTTGATGTCTTTGAAAAGGTATATGTGAGCTTTTCTGGTGGGAAAGACAGTAGTGTAATGTTACATCTTGTTTTGGAAGAGGCCGTAAAAAGGAATCGGAAGGTAGGAGTTTTGATAATTGATCTTGAGGCTCAATACCAAAAAACAATCGAGCACCTAGAGCAAATGACAAATGATTATGCAAGCAATATCGACCTTCATTGGGTATGCCTCCCCATGTTATTAAGAAATGCGGTTACAAATTATGAGCCAAGGTGGACTTGCTGGGAAGAGGGCAAGAGTGAAATATGGGTAAGACAGCCACCAGCCAAGGCAATTAAAGATAAAAGCTATTATCCATTTTTTGTTTCTGGAATGGAGTTTGAGGAGTTTATGGTATTGTGGGGCATATGGTATTCCGGAGGAGCAAAAACTGGTGGATTCATCGGAATTAGAGCAGATGAAAGTTTGAATAGGTTCAGAACAATAGCCCTGCAAGACAAGAAGATGCACGAAGGGAAACGATTTACCACAGGAGTAGAAGAAAATTTATACAACATATATCCAATTTATGATTGGAGAACCGAAGATATTTGGAGATACCACGCAAAGTTTAAAGACAAAAAACATAATGAGATATATGACCTTATGCATAAGGCGGGTGTTCCAATTAGTAAGCAAAGGTTGTGTCAGCCGTATGGGGACGATCAAAGGAGGGGGCTTTGGTTGTATCACATTTTAGAGCCGCACACTTGGTTCAAACTTATATCTAGAGTTAATGGGGCCAACAGCGGTGCGCTCTATGTTCAAGAAAATGGCAACATTATGGGATATAACAAAATATCAAAGCCAGACGGACACACATGGAAAAGTTTTACGAACCTATTGTTAAAGTCGCTTCCCAAGAAAACAAGAGATCATTATATAGTAAAATTTAAGAAATTTATCGGATGGTGGCTAGAGCGTGGATATATTGACTCAATCCCAGACGAAGCCCCCAAACTTTTAGAGGACAAAAGAATAGCTCCTTCTTGGAGAAGAATGTGTAAGGTTCTTCTTAGAAATGATTGGTGGTGCAAGGGTCTTGCATTTACTCAGCCCAAAAGCGAGGCATACGGAAAATATCTTGAGATTAAAAAAACTCGCAAAGCAAAAGAGCAAGACTTAACAGAAACGCCCCTCGAAGAAATATATGCCCAATAATCCAATTCAAGAAGTCAACGGATTCACTAGGGAACTATTCAAACCCAGAGAGCATCTTTCAATTCCAGAGTGGGCAGAGAAAAACCTAACGCTATCGGCAAGGGTGACGAACATACCGGGTGCGTACTCAACCAACCTCACCCCATATGTGAGAGAACCGCTTGAGGCTTTCGGGGATGATTCAGTTCGGCGGGTGTGCTTAGTCTGGGGAGCGCAGACATCCAAGACTACCACGATTCTCGCTGGCCTAGCCTATCGACTGGCCGAGCGGCCTTGCCCCGCCTTGTGGGTGATGCCCTCGGAGGCTCTTGCTAGATCGTTCTCTGAAACTAGGTGGCTACCAATGATTGATGACTGCCCCGCCCTAGCCAAAGAAAAGCCCGACAACACGGACAAGATCAAGATTCTCGAACAGCATTTTAGAAAGATGAGCCTTTGGTTTGTGGGAAGTAACAGCCCCGCCAATCTTGCCTCTAGGTCTGTTTCCCTTTTGATGCTCGATGAGGTGGACAAATATCCAGAGGCAGGGTCTAGCAAAACAGAGGCGGGAGCTTTGCAGTTGGCAGAGGCCAGAGTTAGCACCTACCCAAACCATCTAATCATAACCACCAGTACCCCGACCACGGCAGATAGTACGATATGGAGCGAGTGGCTAAAAGGGGATATGCGGTTCTTCTTTGTGCCTTGCCCCCATTGCGGATTGAAGCAGAAACTTATTTGGGGACAGATCAAGTGGGACGATAAAGCGAAACTAGAGGACAGCGTTTACGACTTCGCCCTAGTAAAATCCTCGGCCTTTTATGAGTGCGAGGGATGCAAAAAGCCAATCACAGATGGACAAAAAACCGCTATGCTTCGAGGGGGAGAATGGAGGGCAACCAATCCCAACGGCGAACCAGCTAGGCGCTCGTATCACCTTAATGGTTTGTATGCTCCTTGGGTTACATTTGGGAGCTTGGCGGTGAAGTTTCTGCAAGATAAGTATGCGGGAATCGTGGGCTTACAAGATTTTATCAATCGAGTGTTGGCCGAGCCTTGGTTAGAACACGAACAGGAACGGATTGAGATTAAGGCGGGAGGCTACAAGATGGGCGAAGTGAGGGAGGGCGAGAAGTGCGTGATGAGCGTCGATGTGCAAGAGTCCGGTGGCTTTCATACTTGGGTACTGGTTCGAGCCTATAATGATGAAGGCAAGTCTAGGATGGTGTGGGCTGGCCG